CCCAAATAGCCCTTATATGACCTGTAGAAGATATGACCGTATAGTTTATAGAAAAAGACATCAAAATCGTTTGTAGGGGCATTTAAACCCTTTTTTGCCCTATTGCAGACATTATGCATACATGGCATTATGGTGGTTTGGTGTTTCCTATTTCGACCGTTTTAAAAAACTCGAAACACTCAAAAGATAGTGTATAATTATTTTATTATGTCTATATCCGATTGGGCTGGTTTAATACTAACCGCATTATCTATCATCGCTATTACTGTTGGCGGAATCAGATGGTTCATTACCGCAGAAATGAAAGTCCTATCAACCGAACTTAAAAACAATTTATCAGAACTCAAGCCTAACGGAGGGTCATCGATGAAAGACCAGGTTAACAGACTAGAAGAAAAGTCTCACAAACTAGAAGAAAAAATTGACAACCTTTATAACGTTCTTATAAACGAAGGTGTCAAGACTAACAAAAATAAGAAATCAGAAAACACCGAACTTTGATTATTAATATAATATATATAAACTATAATATATACTAATATATAAATATATAATATATAGCCCTTATCTCTATAGATAAGAGGGTATCACACTTTTTGTGATTTGTCAAATAGAAAACAGAAATCCCTACAAAATGATATAATTTATCATATAGAGCCAGTGTCTGATACTCTCTCTCATACCCACTTCAGGCACTGGTTCTTTATTTATAGTGTATAATAATCTTATGACTAATTGTGCAATCCCCGATAACTTTGGAGCAGACCCTGCGTTTGTTCAATGGAAAGTTGTTCGTGGTGATACCGCCCGAATCCGTATCGAGTTTTATGAAACCGATGGAGAGACACTTTATGATATCACAGGTTGGACATTTTTATCAAGTGCCTATGACCTGAAGAATGGTGGCTTTGATGCATTGACAGTTACTGCTGGCACTGGATATGTTGATATTACTGCCCCTGCAAGTTTAACAAAGACATGGGGTACTGGTCAATCATCTGTAGTTACAGAACTATCATTTGATTTGCAAGTGACTATCAACTCCGAAATCTGGACACCAGTAATCGGTAAAATTACCGTTCTTGCTGATGTGAGCATTAACGCATAATGCCTACTTACTACTCGCCAGCAATCCTAGGACAAGTCGTTCCAGATAACACTAATGACGTAATTATTAAGATTATTAATCAAGGTCAAACTCCTACAATTAAACTTCTTCCTATGCCTGGAGCCAAAGGAGACACAGGCAGCCAAGGACCTCAAGGAATCCAGGGTATCCAAGGAATCCAGGGTATCCAAGGACCAGCAGGTGCTTTGGGAAACCTTACAGTTGGTGGAGGTCTAGCATATGACGTTAACACAAATACTCTTATTCTAGAAAAAGTAGATGGGGGAGTTATCTAATGGCTAATATTGTTAAGATTGTTCCTAAAACTATTACCCCTGCAGTTGTGAAGATTGATGGCATTGTCTGTCCCTCTGGAAGTGCTGGAAGTACAGGAGCGACTGGACCAACTGGACCAACTGGGGCTACTGGACCTGCTGGACCAGCCTTAAGTCCTACATCACAATCATTCAACCCAGTTTGGAGCGGAACTGGATTAGCCTATACAGGAACTCCAGCAACTGGAACATATATTCAAATCGGAAAACTTGTTCATTTTAAAATAAAGGTTGTTTGTACGAATGTTACAAATTTTGGAACTGGTCAATACTCCTTGACTCTACCATTTGCCCCAGTCGATGATTATGTTTTTAGAGATGGAGGATTCCATGATGCATCTACTGGAAATCATCACGCAATTGCAGCAGATGCAGAAGATGGAACAACAACAATGACGTTGTGGCATCCAGGCTCAAGTGCCAAAGATGTTGCATTTGACCATAACACCCCACTTACACTTCATACTGCAGACTACTTCTATATATCTGGAACCTATCTAATTCCTTAATGCTATAATAGATATCTAACAAAGGGTGAGAATGAAAATCGCAGTTTATACAATTGCACTTAATGAAGAAAAGTTTGTCGAACGCTGGTACAACTCAGTAAAGGACGCTGACTATATCCTTATTGCTGATACTGGTTCCACTGACCGTACCGTTGAAATTGCCAAGTCGCTTGGTATAACTGTTTATAATATCTCAATCAAACCATGGAGATTTGACGTAGCCAGGAACACAGCCCTATCGCTGCTACCAGATGACATAGACCTCTGCGTATCTCTTGACATGGATGAGACAATTTCCGAAGGGTGGAGGGAAATTCTAGAAAAGACAACTGGAAACCAGATTACCTACGTCTTCGACAACTATCACAAGCAACACAGCATGGTCAATAATAAGATTCATTCACGACACGGATATGTCTGGAAGTTTATTATGCACGAAGGAATTGTTCAAGACAGGACAGAGCCAGACATTGAGTTTGCTTATGGTCTTGAAGTTTATCATTTGCCAGATACCGAAAAACCTCGCAGTCAATATTTAGACTTAATTAAAGCAGCATTGGATGAGACCAGAGACATTACACGATACTATAAATATTACACGGACGCTCTAGTGTCCCTTGAAAGATACGAAGAGGCTGAAACTTGGTATCTAGAAATGATGAAGGTTCCAGGATTTAGCGATACAGATAAGTCTCATGTCTATAAAGTTTTGGCTGACATTGTTCCAGAGAAACGCTACAAATATCTTGCCGAATGTCTAAAGCATTCTAGAGAAAGACGAGAGCCATACTACTACTTAGCAGAATTTTATGTAGAAAAGGAAGTCTGGGGGTTGGCTAAGATGTATATAGAAATGGCAATCAGACATACCCAACCTAAGCCAGATATCTTCAACAACCCTAAAGTTTGGAAGGGTGCTGTAGAAGAACTAAAAGCCAAGATTGAAGAATGGTATAATGATAATGAACAAAGGATTGACGAATGAAAATTGCGGTATACACAATTGCCCTAAATGAAGAAAAGTTTATAGAGCGTTGGTATGAATCTGCCAAAGATGCAGACTACCTACTAATTGCTGACACTGGCTCTACAGATAAGACTGTTAAACTTGCTAAGAAACTTGGCATTAATGTAATCAATATATCTATTAAACCTTGGCGTTTTGATGATGCTCGTAATGCTGCTCTTGCTTCACTACCAGCCGATATCGACATGTGTATTTCTTTAGATGTTGACGAGGTATTGGAAGAGGGTTGGCGAGAACTATTAGAAAAAACAACTGGAACTCAAATTCTTTACAAGTATACTCAGAACTGGAATAATAAAGACCAGACAATTCCAGGTAACATTACTTCTCAGGCTAAGATTCATGCTCGCCATGGATACCGTTGGAAATACATCGTTCACGAATACATTGTTGCAGACAGAAATGAAAAGCATGTTTTAGAGGAATGCCCAGAACTACATATTTTGCACTATCCAGATTTAGAAAAAAGTAGGCTTGAGTATAACAGTCTAATTAAAGATACTTTAGATGAAAATCCAGATAGCCATAGGTATCAACTATATTATGCAAAGGCTTTGCTTGCAAAAGATATAGAGCAGTCCATAAAAGAGTTTAAAAAGTTTGTATCTATGAAAGATAAAGACATACTTCCAACAGATATTTCTGCAGCATATATTGTTCTTGCAAACATACAACACAAAAAACAGAAGAAACACCTGAAGTCTGCACTTAAGGCTTGGTATGCTCGTGAACCACTATACTGCTTGGCAGTTCATTACTTCAATAAAAAGGATTGGAGAAATGCCAAAAAGTATTGCAAAAAGGTAATGGAAATTACTCAAAGAACAACAGACCACAACTATATTGAACAAGCCTGGGGCTATCTACCAAAGAATATGCTTTATGTTTGCAATCACAATCTAAAGTTTAAGAATAGAAAAGATAAGATGTCTCTTAATGTCAATGGAATTGCTAGTTCTAATTTTGACTTATTTAAAGAGACAGACGTGGTATAATATAGTTTATGGCTACTCAAATTGGTTCAGGTTCAACTACCCTAGCAACATATATTCCAGATTTAGCAGATACCGCAAATATTCAAACTGCTCTTAAGCAGTTGTATTACGGTACTACTGGAGGAACACTAAGTACAACTACAGGTATCTACGGTGCCTTGTATACTCTTTATACTGGAAATCCAACTTTAGCAGGTAACGTAACAATTACTGGAACCCTAACGGTTAATGGCACAACAACAACTGTAAACTCAACAACATTAACAATTGATGATAAGAACATCGTTCTTGGAAACGATAACACTTTAGACACTCAGGCTGATGGCGGCGGCATTACTCTAAACGGAACTACTGCAAAAACATTTCAGTGGGCAGACACTGGCGATAACTGGACATCTTCCGAAAACCTAAGCATTGCAACTGGAAAAACATACAAGATTAATAACGCAGACATTGTTTCTGGTTCGGCAACTGCTTTGGTTGTTGGTGGAGGTGCATCTACCACTATTGCTATCGGTGCTAATGGTGGTACCGCAACAATTCTAAACCCAACTGTAACATTGACAAATGCAACCGCACTTAATTTAAATGGTGCATCTCCTTCCATAGTTACATCCTCTAATGGAACTGCGTCAGTATTTAACACAAACGCATTGTCTCTAAGTCTTGGCAACGCAGCAACAACAGCAAACCTTGTTAATTCAGCAACAACTTTAAATATTGGAAACACTACATATTCTGCCCAAACGGTAAATATGTTTACTGCATCTACTGGTGCTTCAACATATAATTTTGCTACTGGTGCTCAAGGTGGCGGAACTATAAAAACATTAAACATTGGAACAGGTGCAGGAACTGGTGGAACAACTAACATAAACATAGGTGGTAATCCTAGCGTTTCAACTTCCAACATAAATCTAAACGGAACACTTACTCTTAATGGAACTATAGCGGATGCTACAACTACTACTGCTGCCAGAGGCATAGGCTATATGGGTCTACCACAAAACTCTACAACAACAGGTTCTTACACAATTGTTGCAGGAGATGCTGGTGAGCACATTTATGCTTCAGCAACTAGAACTGTTACTATTCCAGCAAACGGTTCGGTAGCGTTTCCTGTAGGAACAACTCTGACTTTTATTGCAGGGGCAGGTGCAACAATGACTATTGCTATAACAACCGATACCATGTATTTGGCTGGTTCAGGCACTACAGGTTCAAGAACTCTTGCTGCTCATGGTATTGCTACTGCTGTAAAGACAACTGCAACTACATGGCTGATTTCTGGTAATGGGTTGACCTAATGACTGGTGTTATTGCAGGATTGATTGGTAGTATTAAGACTGCTGTCGCTGCTGCAACAAACCTTGTGACTAATCCTTCTTTTTCAGTAAACACCACTGATTGGTATAGTGACACTGGGATAATTACTAGAGATACAGTAACTTTTAGAAGTGCCCCTGCTTCTTTGGTTGCAGAACCAGGCGATGGAGACCCTAATCCTTATTACTTTAAGAGCAGCCTCTTGACCATCGGTCAGGTATACTCTTTGTCTATTTGGATTAGAACTTTTAATACACAAAGTTTTAACATTACTTTAAATGCTGGCACTACTGCTGGAAACTTGATAACAGCATCACAGTCTAGTGCAGCACCTTGGACAAACTATAAAATTGAAAATATTACATGTACAGGAAATGGTACATTGCAAATTTTTGTTTACGCTGGGTCCTCTTTTTATATTGACGATGTTTCGGTCGTGCTGGGTCCAACAGCGTTAGTACTCTAAAAGACTAATTCACAAATTTTGTATATGCTAAAAATGTTTTTTATAAAGTAGAAACTACTCTTACAAATCTTATTTGACTATTTTTGTAATCTGTTAATGGTTCAATGACTGTAGTTCCATAGTAACGATTAGAGTTTACTATTTTACCCTTGCCAATATAGATACCAGAATGATAGAAGTTTGTAGAGCCATTGTAAGCAAAGACTACGATGTCTCCTAATTTTGGAACAGAAACTCTTTTGCCAATGTGTGCTTGTTTGTTGGCGGAATGAGGAACATCTAGTCCAAATTGCTTATAAGTCCATCTAACCATTCCAGAACAGTCCCACCCATATGGGGTAGACCCAGAAAAGACATAAGAAGTTTTATTTACACGTCTCATTAGTTTTTGAACAGTCCGTTTCATTCTTTCAGTATTTTTTAAATACTTAGCATGATTGATTAGTTGGCTTCTAAAGTCGAAACCTTTTTCTTTAATTATTTGTTGGGGTACCTTGTCAGCCTGAGCAATAGGGGTTGGATACCCAGACAACATAAAACTTAGTATTCCGACAGCGAGTAATTTTTTGATTTTTGAATTATTCATATTTTCCTCCTTTAATGGAAAAACACCTTTTTGAAGGGTGTCGTATATAAATTATACCACGAATTAACCTAAATGTCACTATCATGTGCTATAATTAAAAAATACAACACTTGAAAGGTGGCTAATCAATGTCTATTGATTTTAATTCATTACTTACCGTTGACGAAAGAACTTCGGTAGTTACACAAAGAATCCAGCAACTAGCAGTAGAGGCTTACCAGTTGAGCCTCAACCTGAACGTAATTAACGCACAGGAAGAACCAAACGAGCAAGCACAAACAGAGATTAACAGTAATCTTAATCTGCTTGAGCAAATGATTTCTGTTTATAAGCAGGAACTAGACACTTTGGTAGTTCCAGTAGCGGAGTAATATGACAGTTCAACAACAGAAAAGGGGAACAGCATCGGAATGGTCTGCTGCTGTAAATCCCCTTTCTGCTGGTGAATTGGGTTACGATACAACAAATAAAGTTTTAAAAATAGGTGATGGAACAACTCTATGGGCAAGCCTTTTTCCAACAAATAAATCTTTTTACTATGTAACTGCCCAGCAGACAATGACCCTAAACACTACAGAGCAGGACCTTTTTCCTAGTCCATCAAGACTTCCTTTGTTAGCAAATTCAATATATGAATTTACAATTCAATGCACTATTTCAACAAGCACCCCAGGAAGTGCAAGAAACTTCGATTTTGGCTTTTATCAAACTGGAATGACAGCATTTTCAAATATTAGATATATTTGGTCATATGGAACTAGAGGAACTGGTGTAAGTTATTCAACCAGCACATTTACAGGTAGCAGCAACGTAACAGGTGCACTAGTTACTTTTTCTTCATCAAGCACTGACCCAGTACTGATGTTTACAATACAAGGAACATTGACTACTGGAAATGGCTCGTCTGATTTTAGACCAAGAATCAAGTTCTCAAATACCGATACAACTAGAAATCTTTTGAGTAATAGTTTTATAAAAGTAGATTATCTTGGTCCATCTACAGCAACAAATACTGGTGGCTGGATATAAATATCAGTAAATCATGCTATAATTTTATAGTTATGAAAAGGATGATATAAGATGCCAACAATGCAGCAAAAAAGAGGAACAGCAAGTCGCTGGACTTCTACTAACCCTATTCTGCTTGCTGGTGAAATTGGGCTAGAAACCGATACCAATAAGATTAAAATTGGTGACGGTACTACTGCCTGGAATAGCCTAGACTATTTAAGTCTAGACGTTGGAGATATTGCTTATACTCACACACAAAATGCAAATCTTTCTGTATGGACTATCGCACATCCCCTATCTTTTAAGCCAAACGTCATAATAACCGATTATAATAGTAATGTTATAGAAGGCGATATTGAATACATTGGCTCAAATCAAATTAAAGTAACACTGTCAGAACCAAGCATTGGATATGCTTATCTGTCATAGAAGGAGAATAGATGTCTAGAAAATTTTTAACAAACATAGATTTAAATACAAATCTGTTGTTAAATGCAACACTGAGCACACACTCAAGTGGAACACTTGCAGGTGCTTTGGCATATTCAGGCGGAAGAATTGTAATTGGAAATGGCTCTGCTGCAGTAAACGTAGCCCTTAGTACAGACGCTGTTACCATTGGTAGCACATCGGTTGCACTTGGTGCTACCGCCACAACTATTGCAGGTCTATCATCTGTAACCTCGACAACTTTTGTAGGTGCTCTTACAGGCAACGCATCTACCGCAACTACCCTTCAGACTGCTAGAACAATTAACGGAACCTCCTTCGATGGCTCTGCCAACATTACCGTTACCGCAGCAGCAGGTACTCTTACTGGCTCTAGCCTAAACTCAGGGGTAACCGCATCATCTCTGACTAGCGTAGGAACTCTAACTGGTCTTACAATGGGTGGCAACATTGCCATGGGAGATAACAAGATTACTGGTCTTGGAACTCCAACATCAGCAGCAGACGCTGTAACAAAGGCTTATGTAGATACTATCTCTAGTGGTCTTCATGTTCACCCATCTGTCAACTATGCTACAACAGGTGCTCTTGGTACTGCTGGTAACCTTGTTGGTGGAACAATCACAACTACTTATTCAAATGGAACTTCTGGTGTAGGAGCAACACTTACAATCGCCACTTCTTCAAACTGGTCTGCCATTACTGTTGACGCACAATCTCTAACCGTCACTGACCGTATTCTTATTAAGAATCAGGCAACTGCTTTACAAAACGGTATTTATACAGTTACTCAAGTAGGTTCTGTGGGAAACACTACTTCATTTATCTTTACTCGTGCCCTTGACTCTGACGAGTCTCCTGAAATTGACGCTGGTGACTTGACCTATGTTGTCGCTGGTACTGTTCATGGTGGAGACGGATACGTTCAAACAACACCGAATGTTACTGTTGGAACTACTTCTGTAACTTGGACACAATTCTCTGGTGCTGGAGCAGTTCCTATAGCAACCACATCTAGTGCTGGTATTGCATCATTCCCTACCGCACAGTTCTCAGTTGACGCTGCTGGTGCAGTAACAATTGGGAACCTTTCTGGTGGTGTAATTACTTCTGGAACAGTTGCTGATGCAAGAATTGCTTCTGCTCTTACTAGCAAGACTTATAACGGTCTTACACTTACCGCTGCTTCGACAGGATTCACTGTTGCTGGTGGTACAACAAGCAAGACTCTAACAGTAAGCAACACACTTACACTTGCTGGTACAGACTCTTCAACACTTAACATTGGTTCTGGTGGTACTCTTGGAACTGCTGCTTTCACAGCAACATCTGCTTATCTTGCTGCTGGTGTAACATCGCTTCCATCAGTAACTAGCGTAAATAGCACTACAATTCCAAATGCAGTAACATTACTACACTCAACTGCTTCTGGAGTACAGACATTCCTAACCACGCCTTCAAGTGCCAACCTTCGTGCAGCACTAACTGACGAATCTGGTACTGGAGGACTAATTTTTGCAGGTGGAGACATTGGTGCTGCTACAGCAACTACTGCTACTGCTGGTAACTCTAGCACACTTGTTGCTACTACAGCATTCGTAGCAACAGCAGTATCAGGTTCAGCAGGTTCAGGAGTAAAGAGATACACAGCAACCAACGCTTCTCTTACTCCATCATCTGGAGAAGTTACTTGGACAGTTGCTGCAGGTACCCATGGTATTGGTGCAGTAGGCTCTATCATTCCATCACTAAAAGAAGTTTCATCTGGGTCTACAGTTGAGCCAGACTTTGCTATTAATGACACTACTGGTGACGTTACTGTTAAATGGAATGCTTCAGCAACAGTAACTGCTGGAGTTTATAGGCTAACACTTCTTGGTGTCTAGTCTGCTATAATTGATTTATGAGAAGTCATATATCTGGTATACAAATACCTACCGATTCTAGAATTAATATTGATGGAGGTCTAACCTTAGACTCTCTTGCTGGAACAACTGGACAAATCTTAATTTCTCAAGGTTCTGGAAATACTCCAGCATGGACATCGGAACCAGCAGCACTTACTGGGTTGTCTTCTGCTGCAGGTGTGGCTTTACCAATTTCTACCGCTAACAATACAACTGCTTCTGGTGCAATTACAATTTCTTCTGGAACTACAAGTTCTGGAATAGGTGGAATTACTTCTGGCTCAGTTACGATTGCTACTGGTGCTGGAGCAGGTGCTGGAAACGCATCTGGAGCAATTTTAATTAAAACTGGAAACGGTTCTGGAAGCACAGGTCCATCTGGCTCGATTACTATAGATACTGGAACAGGCTCAGGAGCGGCTGCTGGCTCTATTCTTATTGGAACAACAAATTCACCAACCATAACCATTGGTAGAACTGGTTCAACTACAACAATAAATGGAAGCCTGACTTTGCCATCACAAACTGCAAATACATTTTTAGCATCGCCAAACTCTGCCGCTGGAACGCCATCATTTAGAGTTCTTTCATATAGAGACATTTATCCAGCAGGACTTCCAACAACATTTGGTCAGGTGATTGAGTATGCACCAGTAGGAGGAGGCATGTCTTGGACTACCTCAGCACCACTGCTTAAAGGTGGAGGAACTATGACAGGAAGCCTTGTGGGAACAACAACAACAACATCTCTAGCACCAATAAGACTACCGTCAGGAACAGTGCCAACAACAGCAAGCCAAGAATTTGGAATGGTTGCTGCAGGTGCAGAATCTCTACAACTTGCTACAACAAAAACCACAGGTGCAGGTCCTGGCTTTGGCTTTATTCGTGCACCACAAATGGTCTATGCAGTATCAAACTCAACTGCCGCAACTTCATCTACACCAGTAAGCCCTTTTGCTGCTGCAAATGACGTACTATCCTCTCTTGAAGTTGGAAAGTCATATAGATTTAGAGGAGTTTATTATTTTACATCTACCTTTACTTCTGGTGGTGTTCCAATTCGTCTAGAGTTTGCTTTTAGCAACGCTCCTGTAATATTTAAATATAACTATAAATCATATAAGGCTGCTGGTCAGGCGGCATTTGATTTTGTTGGACAGTCATCAACTAACGCAGCAACTACAGTAACAGGAACAATTAGTGCTACAGCATCATATGTTGTAGAGTTCGAAGGATTCTTTACTAGCAATGCTACTACAGCAAGCACCCTGACACCTCAGTTTGCTCAATCTGCTGGAGGAGTATCTACAGTCGCAACTGCAGGTTCATTCTTTGAACTAGAAAAACTTGGAACTTCTTCTCAAACTTTAATTGCTGGAAACTGGGCTTAAACCTATACTTTAAGGTAGTGTTTGATATTTCTTAAAACTGTGGTATACTTTATACATCACAGTTATGGAAAGGTGGAAACACTATGTCAGATTTTTTCTCATTTACCCTACCGAATGATTTTGTCGAAAAGTACAAATCAGTCGAATCACCCTTTGGATTCGTGGATGCAGGGGGCAACGCACTAGGTGAAATTACCTTTGTTCGCACTTACTCACGAGTCAAAGAAGACGGAACTAAAGAACGCTGGTACGAAGTTGTACGCAGAGTTATCGAAGGTATGTACTCTGTACAGAAAAACCATGCAAAGGAGAATCGTCTCCCATGGAATGACTATAAGGCACAGAAGTCAGCACAAGAAGCCTTTGACCGCATGTTTAACCTAAAATGGACACCGCCAGGTCGTGGCATGTGGACATTCGGAACACCACTAACAATGGAGAAGCGTAACTCAGCGGCTCTTCAGAATTGTGCTATGGTATCTACAAAAGACCTAGACAAGAATGACCCAGGTCAGTTGTTTGCTTGGGTAATGGATGCTCTTATGCTTGGTATTGGAGTTGGTTTTGATACCCTTGGAAAAGACAAAAACTTTCCAATCTACGCACCATCAGAACCAGAAGTAACTTATGTTATTCCTGATACTCGTGAAGGCTGGGTAGAGGCAACTCGTCTTCTAATCAACTCATTCCTTCGTTCAGGTCAGAACATACAGAAGTTTGATTACTCTGAGGTTCGTCCAGAAGGTGCTCCAATTAAGGGATTTGGTGGCGTAGCCTCTGGTCCTGCTCCGCTAATCAAACTACATGAGCGTATTGCTCACGTTCTTTCACAGCGTGTTGGAGACAACCTAGATGCTCGTGCTATCGTTGACCTAATCAACCTTATTGGTACTTGTGTTGTTTCAGGTAACGTCAGACGTTCTGCTACTCTTGCACTTGGCGTAGATGGAGATGAGGACTTCCTAAATCTAAAGAATGCAGAAGCATTCCCAGAGCGTAACTCATACGACCCAGAGAATCCAGGTTGGGCTTGGATGTCAAACAACTCTATCGAAGCAAATGTCGGAATGGATTACGAAAAGTATGTAGACCGCATTGTTGACAATGGTGAGCCAGGATTTATTTGGCTCGATGTTGCTCGTAACTTTGGTAGACTAGCAGACCCAGCAGATGGCAAGGACTATCGTGTAATGGGCTTCAATCCGTGTGCAGAACAGCCACTAGAGTCATATGAACTATGTACCCTTGTGGAAGTACACCTAAACCGTCACGAGTCAAAGGAAGACTTCCTGCGTACTCTTAAGTTCGCTTATCTGTATGGAAAGACTGTAACACTTCTACCTACTCACTGGCAACAGACCAACGGTATCATGCAGAGAAACCGTAGAATTGGAACATCTCTAACTGGCATCGCATCATTCGCTGATGAGCATGGTCTTCCTACTACTCGTGAGTGGATGGACGAAGGATATAACAAGATTCGCTATTACGACAACAAGTATTCAGAATGGATGTGTGTTCGTGAGTCAATTCGTGTAACTACAGTTAAGCCATCTGGCTCTGTTTCAATTCTTTCTGGTGCTACCCCTGGTGTTCACTGGGGTCCAGGTGGAAAGTTCTATCTAAGAGCAATCCGTTTTGGAAACACAGACCCAATGCTACACTTGTTCAAAGCGGCAGGGTACAAGATTGAGCCAGACCTAGTGTCAGCAAATACTTCAGTAGTATACTTCCCAATTGCGTCAGGACAGAAGCGAGCAGAAAAGGATGTAACTCTATTTGAGAAGACAGCACTTGCTGCTACCGCTCAGAAGTACTGGTCAGACAATGGTGTTTCAGTAACGCTATCGTTTGACACAGCAACTGAGAAACAGCACATTGCTTCTGTTCTAAACATGTATGAAGGACAGTTGAAGGCAGTTTCATTCCTACCAATGGGCAACACTGTTTATCCACAACAGCCATATTCTGAAATTACAGAAGATGAGTACGACTACTACATTGGCAGACTAGCAAAGATTGATTTCTCTGCTATCTATGATGGAGTAGACAATCTGGAAGCACAAGGCGAAGCCTACTGCACCACCGATTACTGTGAAATCAAAATTCCAGATAAAAACTAAATAGGTAAAGTACCCTGTCATTAACTTGGCAGGGTATTTTCTTATGTGGTAGAATAGTAGATATGCCATCCATTTCTAACATCTATTCAGAAAAAATATTTGCACAGCATCCAATAGCCACATGGTCTTTGGATGATTCTGTAGACTATATTTCATTAATTACAAATGCCAACAGAAGTCTTAGCAGCGGTTGGACAATATCTGGTGGAACTGCAACAAACCTAACAACACCATCAACAGCACCGTTCCCATCTAGTACAACCACAAAACTTTTAAGTACTTCTGGTTCAGGTTCAATAACAGCAACCAATGTCAGTACTTTTACAAACTCAACAACCTCTTTTTGTGTTGGATTTTATTTGTATGTGGGTAGTTTAAATATAACTAGTGTAGATATTGGATATCAGATTGCTTCAAATACCCCAGTTGTTGCTACATACTACCCATCTGTATATCAGGATTGGGTTTTTATTTCACAAACTTTTTTTGCCAGCGTTGCAAGTGCTAAAGTATATATTAAAATAAATTATTCTGGGTCAGCAACAGACAATGAGTTTTGGATTAATGGATTAACTGTTGGTCATATGTCCGAAGAATTTAACAAGTATTCTTTGGGTATTCAGACAACATCTCTAACAACCCTATCATCTATAACTGGTTTTACATCTCAAAAAGGGTATGAAACAAAAGATTATGGAAACAATCAATACAGTGCATACTACCTATCTGATGATAAAAAAATATTTGCTAGGGCTTCGAGCATACCACTGGCAATGGGTTCGGATAAGGCTATAGCATTTTCATATGAAACATCTGGAGCAACCTATCAACCATGTTCAATGTTATTTCCAGCGTTTGGATTTTTAAATCAAAAGGGTAAAAATAAAGAATACACTTTTGAATTTTGGATGAAGTTAAACTATCAGAAATGGACACTTCCAGACCAGGATGGTATAGGCAGAACCAAGATACTTGGACTAGCATCAGAAAAAAGTGGCAATGGATTGTATGTTTCTAATAACAGCATAATTCTACAACTTGGAGATAAGATTGGGTATCACTATGTTGGATATTGGAATAGACCGATGTTGCTTCAAATTACATACAGCAAAAACTTTATAAAACTATTTGTTAATGGCGAAGACGCAATATCTCTATCGCTAGATGAAACTGACCTAGACACTTTAGCCACAGCAGTGCCAGAAACAGACTGGATTGGAATTGGTTCAGAATATCAACAAATCCAAATAGACTCTGTATCAATATATCCTTATCAATTTTCAAATACCCAAGCATTAGTTAATTTTGTAAGCGGTATTGGAACAAGAATACCAGAAGATATAAACTCACAGTACGACTCTACAACAGTAGCAATTGACTATACAAAGGCAAACTATTCAAATGATTACAACTATCCAGAAACTGGAAAATGGAAGAACGGTCTACTAAGCAACTTTATTGAAAAGAACAATGCTTTGTCTTCCCCAACCTATTCTTTGCCTAATTTTATATTTACAGATACCACGTTTTCAAAAAATACCCTAGAAACAGCAAACTCTGCTTTGCCACCAACAGCAAACGAATTTAAACTAAAGCCAGTAGCAGCATACGATAAAACATACATTAAGTTCGATTCATTAAATGTTTTAAATGAATCAGTAAAGGGTGTTCATGCAATTTTGCAAGCACCATCGAGTGCGACAGAAAAACTTATATTTAAATTTATAAATAAGAATACTAACAACTATCTAAAAATAACAACACAAAGTAATAGTGTTTATTACAAATACAGTAATGACGGTGGCATTACAGAAACAACTATTTCAGGAGCCACAACCTCAATTTCTAGACTAAGTAACGTATTCTTTGTTGGAATAGATATAGATAAATTTACAACAACTTATCCAAATGCAAATTTAAATACGTCCCTGTTTTCTAATCAAGATGATGTCATAGTTTATTTTGGTGGAGATGAAGATACTACAAACACATATTTTTACGAAGAATCTATAGTTAGGATATCTTTCGACAACAAGCGTAACCTCACAAACTTTACATCCCAGATTAATGCCAATGGAACGTTCATTGCTTTGCCAGCAGTCTCCTGGGTATCCAAATACGACAGGTTATCAAGTTACTCATTGATGTTTAATAAAGACTTGGGCTTTGATATTGGTGCAGCATGTTACTGGCAGGACTACATTCCGCTAACTTTGCTTGCAAAAAATGTGCTTGATGGCTCTGGTAATCAGGTTTACAACTTGTCATTTTTGCAATATAATATCGATTATACAAAAAACATTTTATCGTCTGGAACTGGGACATCATTTTCTATAAGTGATGGCTCTGGACTAAACAACTACATTACTTTTCAAGATATCACAGCATCTACAGGTCCAAACCTAGACCTATCATCTTTTGCAACAACAGTAGCATTAAATGCAAACAACACAATTACTCCTTCTGGTAGTTGGGCAACAACAAAGTATGAGATAAATGATAGAACAATTATATACTTACCACCATCTATAGATTTTACAGAATACGCTATTGTTGTTCATTTAGACATACATTTGCCAACATCTATACTCAATCCAGTTGAAATAAAGTATTTGCAGTTTGCTTCGCAAGCACTAAACACTGGAACATCTCTAAAGAATACACTTGGTTCTAAAACTGGAACTACAATAACTCCATACTACCATAATGGAGTAGCCTATGACTATACAGAGCCAAACCCTTTTCTGATTGATAAGCAGACTAGTCCTTATTTAAATCTAACCCCACAATCTGGAATAAAATTAGTTGGAGACATCCCAGATTCCCCAGAAGACCGTGGATTCTATGTTTCTATAAATGAAAAAGCAAGTCCAAACTATACTTTAAGTGGAATGCAGATGTTTATTAACTATCAGTTCCCATTTACAAAGAATACATCTACATCAAATTATCTAGAATATCCAACACTTGGAGTTATATTCTCAATAGAAACAACAACAAGAGTAATAGATTTTGTAATGGAAGCCTTAGACAAAACTCCAACACTTTCTGGTTCTTCAATAGCATCAAACTCACAAAGAGTAAGATTGTACGCAAACTCATACTATCAATATTTGGCAGACATGATAAACGAAAATATGTATTTTTACTGGAATGGAGAACTTGTAAAAGAAGCAACTATGACACTAAATGAATGGGGTATTTTAGGAATTGTGTTTGTAGAGCCATTAGACTTCGACTCAAATCCAGGAAAACTAATAGTAAAACCTTCAGTATCTATTGACAATATATCATTTTACTCATTGTCACAAAGTAGAATATTAAATAGCAAAAAGGCAAGAACTTGGCGTGATGTCATTAATCCTGCTATTTCTGATAATGTATCAAATGTTCAATATGACTGGTCAGTCTGGAGTTCTTCTATTACTTGGGAAGAACTAACAAAAATGGCGGACAAGGCTAATGTTCCTATTAGTCTTTCACAAATATATGATGTATATGCTGGAGTTTCAAAAACAAATATATCAAATAATGAAAGTACCTCTGGTTTAACTATAACTGGTAAGCATGGAGAAGTTTTGGTAGGACTAACAAAACAATCAAACATATATAGTGCATCATAATGTGGTATACTAGTGGTTATGAATATAGATACTACAAAAGATATTGGTCAAGTCATGCCCAACCAAATTGGTAAAACAAGAGTTTCTGTCGTAGAGGAACCTTTTTCAGACTATGGAATCTACGTTTGGCAACTACGCTCAGGTAAAATGTTTACCGATGGAGATGGAAATGCCCTAAGCATCGACTCCATGAAGGGTGATGAATCAAGGATTGCTTTGCTTCGTAATGAGGCAACTTGGCTAGGACAGCCAGATGGTCAGGCAGTATTCTTTGCCAATGTTCGCAAGGTATCAGACGAAGAATACAGCGAACAGATTGACCGCATGGCTCAGGGATATATTCCTTCAGAAACAGACCTAGGTGCACTAGTAGATGCTAAGAAGACACTAGACCTATACGGACGTGACGATTAATGAATTATTATGAATACGCTAATACTCCTGCAAGACTAGATGAGGCTCAAGAGGCTGTAAACGAATTTGCTTCTATGGACCCATTTACAAAATCATGGGACGAATTAAAAGGTCTGGCTGGTATGCAGACTAACTTTAAACGTAGAAGTTCTAGAATGGCTAAGGCTTTGGGTGACGATGCTTATCTAGAGTCTGCTGGTGCAATCCAAATGGGTACTAATGGTGCTCGCTCAAATGCCATTAACCCTGGTATAGTATTTCGCAACGCATACTCACTCTTTGATGTAATTACCCCACCATACAACCTTTACGAACTTGCAAACTACTACGACACATCATTTGCTAACCACGCTGCTATCGATGCAAAAGTTGAAAACACAGTTGGTCTTGGCTATGACTTTATCGTATCTGACAAAACAAACCTTAAACTAGAGGCTGCATCAGCAGACCAGATGTCTCGTGCCAGAAATAGAATTGAAAGACTAAAAGTTCAACTTAGAGATTGGATAGAAGGTCTAAACCAGGACGAGTCATTCTCCTCAGTTCTTGAAAAAGTATTCACAGATGTTCACGCTATGGGTAATGGCTATATCGAAGTTGGAAGAACAACAACTGGAGAGATTGGCTACATTGGTCACATCCCTGCATCAACAATGCGTGTCCGCAGATTGCGTGATGGTTATGTTCAAATCATTTCAAATAAGGTCGTTTACTTCCGCAACTTTGGGGCAAAGAATGTAAACTACATTACCGAAGACCCACGACCAAACGAGATTATCCACATTAAGGAATACTCTCCACTAAACACTTTCTATGGTGTTCCAGATGTTATGGCTGCCATGCCATCTCTACTAGGAGACATGCTGGCATCACAATACAACATTGACTACTTCAACAATAAGGCTGTTCCACGCTATATCGTAACTCTTAAGGGTGCACAACTTACCCAAGAGGCAGAGGACAAGTTGTTCCGATTCCTACAGACTGGTCTAAAGGGTCAGTCACACAGAACTCTTTACATCCCATTGCCAGGAGATTCAGATAGCAATAAGGTTGAGTTCAAGATGGAACCAATTGAAAATGGTATTCAAGAAGGTTCGTTCTCAAAGTACCGTGACCAGAACCGTGACGATATTCTTGTTGCTCACCAAGTACCACTTTCAAAACTTGGTGGTAGCAGTTCATCATCAATCGCTGACTCACTAGCACAAGATAGAACATTTAAAGAGCAGGTAGCAAGACCAGCACAACGCAATCTTGAAAAGATTCTTAATAAGATTATTCGTGAAAAGACAGATGTTCTAGAATTTAAGTTTAACGAACTCACACTTACCGATGAGTTGGCTCAGTCACAGATTCTTACTAACTATGTTAAGAACCAGATTATGGTTCCTAACGAGGCTCGTGAACTTCTTAATCTTCCAGAACGTTCCGAAAGTGACTCTATGATTCAACCAACTGCTCGCCAAGCAGCAGACTCTAATGCCAACAATGCAGGTAACAGAGAGCGTGATGCTCAAAGACAACAGGCACAGGCTGACAACACAGCAACAACTGCAGGTAGAAATGCACAAGGCGAGGGGAGACGCTCCTCCTAAAAAAGTGGTATAATAACATTTGTATAACACTTTCACAAAAAGGGGCTATAATTAATCTATGAGTATTCAAAAAGCACATTTTGACATTGACGGAAATAACGTCCGTATCTCTATGCCTCTTACTAAGGTAGACGCAGAACGTAGAATTGTATCTGGTTTTGCCACGCTTGATAACATTGACAAGCAGAACGATATAGTTACCCCAGAAGCATCTCTATCAGCCTTCTCAAAGTTCCGTGGTAACATTCGTGAAATGCACCAACCAAAAGCAATTGGTAAAATGGTAGCATTCAAAGAAGACAAATATTTTGACCCAGAGACAAAAAAGTTCTATCAAGGTATTTATGTATCAGCATATGTTTCAAAGGGTGCTCAGGATGCATGGGAAAAAGTTATTGACGGAACCTACACAGGTTTTTCCATTGGCGGAAAGATGAACAAGTGGGATGACGGTTATGACGAGAAGAGCGATTCCGCTATTAGAATTATTAAAGACTACGACTTGGTAGAGTTATCCCTTGTTGATAGTCCAGCAAATCAGTTTGCAAATATCCTATCTGTTGAAAAGGTAGATGGTGTTGACACCATTACAGGCGAGGGTACAGAAACAATTCTAGAAAATGTTTTCTGGGACAAAGAGTCTGGATTAGTAACAATTTCAGAAGAAGAAACAGCATTAAGCCCAGTAACTGGTGCAAGTATGCAAAACATAGGTTTTGTCGAGAAGTCAGATGATGACAAACTTGACATGATAAAGTTCTTAGTAGATAGTGCTAAAGGCATTAATACTTCTAAGACTATTAAAAAGGAGAATGATAACATGACCGAAGAAAACGTAAACGTTGAATCAGTTGAAGTCGCTCCAGAGGCAGAAGTTGTAGTTGACGCTCCTGCTACAGAAGAAGTTGTTGAGGATGCTCCAGTAGCAGAGCCAGCACATGTAGAAGAAGTTGTAGAAGAAGTTGTTCCAGGTTCAGAGGAAGAAATTGCCAAGGCAGTTTCAGAACTAGGCTCAACAGTTACAACAGCCTTTAGCGACATTACAGCAATCATTAAGTCACTAGCAGATGCAAATGCATCACTAGTTGCTGATGTTGCTGAACTAAAGAAGTCTCTTGGATTTGTTACCTCAAAGGTTACAGATGCAGAATCAGACTTTAACAATCTTGGAAAGCGTATCGATGCTGTTGAAGCAGACACCGCTTTCCGCAAGTCTGGTGACCTCGGTGAGGTCATTCAGGAACCAGTACTGGTGGAAAAATCAGTATGGGGCGGAAGTTTCCTCACAACATCCGATTTACTAAAATAATTCACTAGGAGGTGAAAAATAAAATGTCAGAAGAAATTATCAAAAATATGCCTTCAGGTGCGTCTCCAGTTTCTGGATACCCTAACGCTGAAGGTGCTTTCGGTACATCAGATAGCGTATCATCTGGAACTGGGTCATTTTCCGAAAACGGAACTTATCTAGGTAACAGCCCAACCGCTAACTTTGGTGTAACAACAGGTGCAAATGGTGTAAACCCATCTAGCACTGCAAGTCCAAACTATCCAGGTACTGGTATCCTACGCCCTGAACAGGCACGTCGTTTCATCGACTATGTTTGGGACGCAACCACACTTGCAAAGGACGGACGCAGAGTTACAATGAGAGCAAACACAATGGAATTGGAAAAGATTAACGTGGGAGACCGTGTTATTCGTGCTGCAAACCAGGGTGTTTCAACATACACTAACACAGGTGCAACTTTCTCAAAGGTTGAACTAACTACCAAGAAGATTCGTCTAGACTGGGAAGTTTCTGCGGAGACACTCGAAGATAACATCGAGGGTGCTGCTCTAGAGGACCACCTAGTTCGTCTAATGACTAATGCTTTCGGTAACGACATCGAAGACCTAGCCATTAACGGTGACGGTTCAACAGGTTCGTTCCTAAGCATTATGAATGGATTCATTAACTTGGAGAAGACCAGCCCAAACGTTGGTTCAGGTACAAACCTTGGAAGTGCACACGAAGTAATCAACACAACTCTAGTTGGGTCGAACGCTGCGTTCACTGATTGGACAACTGAAAGAATGCAAGCACTTATCTTGGCTATGCCTCGTAGATACCGTGCTATCACTAACGGACTAAAGTTCTATGCTGGTACAGACACATTTGCCAACATCGTTAAGAACAATGGTACTGTTATTGCTAACATCGGTTCTACTGAAGGTTCTCGTGGAGAGTTCCTAGGTGGTGCAAACCAGACTTTCGGTGAAGCACGTCAGACTCGTGTTCTAGGTGTACCTGTTCTTGAAGTTCCTTACTACCCTGCAGGATTCGTTGACCTAACGTTCCCACAGAACCGTATTTGGGGCTTCCAGAGAGATATCACTGT